ACGCTGCGCTCGAGCTTCAGGCCCGTGATCGCCGGATCGTATGGCGCGGCGATCGAGAGCGGCGTCAAATACTCCCACTACCTGCAGAACGGCACATCCAAGATGGCCCAACGCCCGATCATCGAGCCAATCGCTGAGAAGGCAAAGCCGGCAGTCGAAAACATCTACTGTCAGCCGTTCAAGATCAACATTTGAGGTGATGAACATGCTCGATGAGCTGATCCGCGAGAAGATCACCAGCTGCAAGAGCCTTATTCCGCTTCTGGCGGTGTATAGCGATTCGCCGGCGGTCTTTTATCAGCGCGCCGCGCCGGATGCTTCTTCCGGCTGGAAGGGCGCTCAGGTGCCGCGTATTGATTTCATCGTCGATATGCAGGCCGAGCCGAGCCGTAACCTTTCTGGCGTCCTCGCAATCAACATCTGGTGCGATACGTCCGTGTGCGATACGGAGCCGGGCACGATTGAGAAGATCGTCCGCGGCCTGTTCCACAAGGCGATCGTCTCCGACAACGGGACGGCCTATGTGTTCTCATGGTCGAGGTCGGATAACTTCGAGGCCCAAAAAGAGGATGAGCAGGGCGGTTTTGAAACCGGCTACACGATGATCTTTGCGATCGTCGCCATGCCCAAGGTCGAAACCACTATCCCCTGCCCCCTGGCTGCGATCAACGACTTCACAAAAGAGTTCTTCCCCAAAGCCAAGATCATCGGCCTTGACGCCTTCGATGGCTGGCTTGAGCCGGATGCTCTGGCGTTTTATTGGGAGTTCTCTGCCATGCAAAACGCGCGCCGCACTAATGTCTGTGCATGGATCGACTGTGTGCTCGAGTGCCACATCTTTACCCCGGATGATGCAACCCGAGCCGCCGTAAGCTCTGCGATGATCGAGCATCTTCTCTGTGCAGATCACGTCCTCATGCGGGACAAAAGCCCGATGAGGCTGCTCGGTGCAAAGGTGCTGCCGGTATCTGATGCCGTCGGAGCCGGACAAATCACCTATACCGGGCAATATGGGGTGCTTCTCTATGACCATTACAAGCGCCACGCCAACCCGCCTGTCGTTCCCCCGATGCTGTCGCACGGGTATTTCACGAAAGCGGCTGGATCTGCGCTTGATATGGCTGCCTCTTATTCGACCAAGAAAGAAACGAGGTGACAGAACATGGCTGAAAAGGTCAAGCCCGTCGCGCCCGAATCGACCTACACGGTCGCGGAGTATGTCGCGGCGAGTGGTCGTCTGTTCGGCTGCTCCCCTGACATCGTAGCCGCTGCGCTCAAGGGCGCCGGCAAGAAGTCGTATACCAAGGACGAAGCGAAAGCTATCGTCAAGAAGTTCAAAGAAAGGAAGATTAGCTGATGGCTGGTTTCTTTGTTTCTGGCGAGACGAAAGTCCGCCCCGGCAACTATATCCGCTATGAGAACGGCGGCGGCGTCAATGCCGTCGGTGCGAGCAATGGCGTGGTCGCCCTGGCTTTCCCGGCCAAGTGGGGTCCGCTGAACGAGGTTCAGACCATGACCAGCGAGGCCGAGGCTCGTAAGATTTACGGCCCGAACGGTGTTGATGTCATCACCGCTGCGCTGGCTGGCGGCGCTGCCACGATCCACGCGATCCGCGTGGGTACCGGCGGCACTCAGGCGAAGATCACCCTCAAGGCCGGTGAGACTGATGCCCTCACCCTGACCGCGGCGAGCGTCGGTGCTATGCCGCTGTCTATCACCATCAGGGACAGCATCGCGGACGATACGCTCCGTGAGGCGATCCTGTATTCCGAGCTGACCCAGCTCGCCAAGTACACATTTGCAGTTGGCGAGGGCGAGCCGGCGGCTCTGGCCGAAGCGATTGCTGCCGCCAATGACGGTCTGCTCGTCGCCTCTGGCGCTGCGACCGGCGCGCTGACCGCTGTGACGCAGGAGCCTTTCACCGCCGGTACCGATCCGACGATCTCTGTCAGCGAGTACAGCGCTGCGCTGGATAAGCTGGAGACCTATGCGTTCAATGTGCTGTGTGTCGGCACGGATGACGCCTCTGTTCACGCCCTGGCTGCCAACTACACGCAGCGCGTGATCGAATCCGGCAAGCTCATCATGGCGGTGTTCGCTGCCAAGAGCTCCGAGGCCTTTGAGACGAGGATCGCGTCTGCGTCCGCGTTCAATAATGCCGCCATTGCCTATGCGGTCAACGGCTTTGAGGTTTCCGGCGTCCCGTATGACGGTTATCTCGCCGCTGCCGTGATCGGCGGTATGCTGGCTGCTGTCCCGGCTAATCAGTCCCTCACCCATCAGGCGATCACCGGTGCGACTGCCGTGCGCGGTGAGCTGACCAACTCTCAGATCGAGCGTGCGATCAAGGCCGGCGGCCTGGTCATCACCCGCGCCGAAAGCGGCGTCGTCTGGATCGAGGTCGGCATCAGCACCCTTGTCGCCCCGGAGGGCAATCAGGATGAGGGCTGGAAGAAGCTCAGGCGCGTCAAAACCCGCTTCGAGCTGATGAATCGTGTCACGCAGACCGTTGAGCCGCTGATCGGCAAGATCAACAACGACACCAACGGCCGCGCGACCTACATGATGGCCGCTCAGGGCGTCATTAACGCCATGATTTCCGAGGGCAAGCTGACCGATGGCAGCATCATCGAGGATGCGAGCAACCCGCCGGCTGGTGACAGCGCGTGGTTCATCATCGCGGTCGATGATATCGACTCTCTGGAAAAGGCGTATATCACGTTCCGCTTCCGTTTCGCGGCGGCCTAACCACGAAAGGATGGTGAAATAAATGTCCGTTTTCAACACCCGCCCCGTCACCGACGTTCGTAAGGTGCTTTCCGGTAAGGACGGCGGCATCTTCGATGAAGAGGGCGTCCTGATGGCGACCGTCGAGAGCTTCCAGTCTCAGGTCAACATCTCCAACGGCAAGTTCATTCCGCTCGGTGATGCGCAGGAGCACAGCACCATGCAGAGCTACGCCGTCACGCTGAAGTTCTCGAAGATCAAGATCGAGACCGATGCGTTCCTGCAGAAGATCGTCGAGGGCATGAAGAAGCATGCCATGCCGGTGTTCAACTTCCAGGGCGTCATGCACTCCCCGTATAACGGCAGCGAAGAGCGCATGATCTATCGCGATTGTGTGCCGGACGGCACTATCGACCTTCAGAACATGCAGTCTGGCGATTTCGTCAAGACCGAATGGAACTGGGCCGTCAATCAGCCGCCCGATCTGCAGAGCCTGCTGACCTGCGAATAAGCTCTGCCGGGAAAACCCGGCAAGCTGTCACTATGCAACACTAAGGGGAGCCGCGCTGTTGGTGCGGTTCCCCTGTTTTATTCAAGGAGGATACGATTATGTCTAAGGTTCAGAACATCGAGGAAACCCGTGAGGAAATGCTGGCGAATGAGGACGATCTCATCCGCGGCCTGATCGAATCTATGAAGGGCGAGAACGAGACTGCCCGTGTCGAGATCGTGCGTAACGGCAAGCTGGTGCTCGCCTTCGACATCCGTCCGCTGAGCGAGGAAGAGTTCAACGCTTGCCGTGAACGCAACACCAAGTACAAGATGAACAAGCGCGTCGGCGTGCGTATGCCGGAAAAGACCAATCAGCCGCGCTACCGCTCCGATGTCATCATCACCGCCACGACCGAGGCCTACAAGGAGAAGATTTGGCACAACAAGGAGCTGCTTAAGGCTGCCGGCCTGATCTCTTCTATCGACCTTGTTGAGCGCGTCCTGCGCGCCGGTGAGAAGGATATGGTCTTTGACCGTATTCAGGAGATTTCCGGCTACATCTACGATGAGGATGATGAGCAGGAGACCGAGGGCGACAAGCTCATTGAAACCGCAAAAAACTGATTCTTTCCGGCGGAAGAGCCACGCTGATGCACCAGATTTTCCAGCGTACAGGCCTTCCGCCGGATGAGTTTATGAGAAAACCGCGGGGCGTGCGTGCGTTCATGCTGGCGTCTATGATCGTGCAGATCGAGGCTGAAGCAGAGAGGGCACGCACGCTCTCGCAGCTTAGAAAGAAATAAACCGGAGAGGGGGTGCTAACCGTGGATGGGCAGGTTTTTCGCATTGAGGTGCCTGTAGAATCTCAGAACAATATTGACGTAGCCTCGTTTAATCAGGTGGCGCAGGTTCTTGATAAGATTCTCCAAAAAACCGAAAGCATGGGCTCCAAGCTCGATAAGGCGCTCAATACACAGGCGTTCTCCAAGGTCGGACAGCAGGCAACTGGCGCGTCGCAGAAGATCGACAAGTTCTCTCAGTCCATGGAGAAAACCAATTCGCAGCTGGAACGAATGACGAAGGACAGGCACGAGATCGCCCTTGAGCTCAAGGATCGCGCGCTCGTAGCCCTCAAGAATACCTACAACACGGCCAAGTCCCTCACCTCAAAGGCGTTCTACATGACCGTGAGGCTCAAGGATTTCATCACCGCGCCGCTTCGCAATCTGTGGAACACCGTCATCAATCCTATTTCGATGGCAGCAGGCGCGCTCGGCCTCGGCTTGGGTGCGAATGAGATGCTGAGTACATATACGGGCTTCGCATCCACCATGAGCGAGGTGCAGGCGCTCACGGGTGCGACGGGCGAGCAATTTGCCGCTCTGCGTAACGAAGCAATGAGGCTCGGCGCAGAGACGAAGTTTACAGCGGAGCAAGCCGCTGAGGGCATGACCTATCTCGGTCAGGCTGGTTGGCAGACGAATCAGATTCTCGCCGCCATGCCCGGTCTTTTGAACATGGCTGCTGCCGACAACATGGCGCTGGGTACCGCCGCGTCTATCGTCGCCGATGTCATGAACTCCTTCAGTTGGGGAGCGGATCAAGCGGGTACCGCCGCTGATATCTTTGCATACGCCTCGGCAGCGACCAACACGAACATCGAAGAGCTCGGCGAGGCCATGAAGTACGCCGCGCCGGTTGCCAATCAGTTCGGCATGTCCATGCAGGACACGGCCGCCATGATCGGCATGATGTCCAATGCGGGTATCAAGGGCTCTCAGGCCGGTACCGCCATGCGTTCTGCCCTTCTGAGGCTGGCTGACGCCACGCCCGAGGCTCAGACTTGGATGGATAAGATGGGCCTGTCCTTCAAGACCACCGGCGGCAAGATGAAGCCGATCGCGCAGATCATCAGAGAAACCGAAACGGGGCTTGCCAAGCTGACGGCCGCTGAACGTCTGGCGGCTGCGCAGGCGATCTTTGGCACCGAGGCCGCGTCTGGCTGGCTTGGTGTCATCGAGCAAGGCCCGGAGGCTTTTGAGAAGCTGAGCGCTGAAATCTACGGCTCCAAGGGCGCTGCCGAAGAGATGGCCAACGTCAAGATGGATAACCTCCAAGGTGACATCACGCTCCTGCAGTCCGCCGTGGACGGCATGAGTATCGCAATCATGGATAAGCTCAACCCCTACATGCGCGAGTTCATTCAGGGGATCACCGAAAGGGTTCCTGGAGCAACAACCGCGATCACCGGATTCATTGACACGGCCATTGCAAAGGCTGGCGAAATGAAAACGGCCATTTCGCAGATGACGAGCAGCGAGGAATGGGCAGAAGCCGATTTCGCCGGAAAGCTCGGCATCGCCTGGGATACGCTCATCGTCGATCCATTCAACAAATGGTGGAGCGCAGGCGGCAAAACTCAGGTCACGGGCATTGCAACGCAGGTCGGCGACGCTATGGGCGGCACGCTGTCCGGCGTCATCACCGGCGCGTTCGCTCTGCTCGGCGGCGAACAGGTCACGGGTGAGGGGCTGAATCTCTCTCCCCTGGCCGCTGCTGGCTTCGATGCTGGCGCTGCCTTTACGACGGCCTTTGCCGATGCTTTTGACGCAAATGCTGTTGTCTCCAAAATTCCGGCGGCCGTGTCTGCCGTGTTCAATGACGCCGCAAAGCTGCTTCCGGGCGGCGAGGATGCGTCCGGAACGAGCTGGCTCTCTGCGATCCTCGTGGGCGCCGGCGCGTCTCAGGCGCTCGAGTTTTTCGGGAGCATCGGCATCAACGTGAATACCATCGCTGACGGCCTTGCTCTGTGCAAGACTGGCATCGAGGCTCTGGCGACGCTGCCGGGTCCTGCCGTTGCCGCCGGCGCTATCGTCGCAAGTGTTGCCGGAGGCATTGCCCTCTACAAC